TGTTGGACGTATCAATGGAAAGAATATCTTCAAGACTGAAGATTTTGAATCTGGTTACATCTTTGCCTGATGGATTCCTGGAGGGATAAGTTTATCTCTCCTTCCATAAATCTTTCATTCTTTATCATCATCATGTGTTCAATTCTAATCTGGTTGCTCATCATATATGTGTTATGGACTAACAATGGATTCAGAAAGTTTCTGTCTAATTCCTTCTACAAACTCTCCAAAATCTGTGCCCCAAAATGAGAATTATTTTTTCTGCCTTAATTGTATTCATGGGAGTAAATCTCCTGATTACTGTACTTAACTCTCAAACAGTTAATACCATTAAAGAGAGAAACGCTGCTATAGAAGCATTACTTAAACCCCCCTCAACTTCTATCAAATGACTACATCCAATCTCTCTAAAATCAAACCCAAACTGCGTACAACTGGTAGCATCACTGGTAACTTTGGTAGACAGAAAGTTAAAGCAGGTAGTAACACAAACCTAGGATATACTGATAAGAAAGTAATATCTCCAGTGGTTAGAAAGAGTGAATATATCACCAGATTGTATAAGGCATTTGATACTACAACTGACCCTAAGTTGAAGAAGTTCATATACACTGAGATTAGAAACTACCTCATCCAAACTAACCAATGGAAATGACAATCATGACTGAGAAAGAAACACTCATTGATGCATATGTGACCAGGGTTATTGATGGTCTAGACCTGGATGATTGTCTTGCTATTCTACATGATTACATGACCAAATCTTATGAGGATTATTCACTCAAAGAGATGAAAGATGAGGTGACTGAGTATTACCCTGAACTGCTAGAATAGCACCCTAATTATAAGCATAAATACCCTGTTTTTATGTTAAAATCAATTAAAAATGTATTAAAAAATGTATATGAGTATTTTATTTGTCCCACATATGTGTCCCAAATACCTTGGTAAATATGCTGCTTATTGTGTATAAATGCCCTCTAAATCCTTCTGTTATGTGTCCCAAATACCTTGTTAATCCTTCTGGTTGTTGTGATCTTAGGCAGCAGTATATCAGAGATCCTCAGTAATGTCAACCCCCCAAATCTATGTGGGACAAATGGTTGACAACCTGGGACAAATAGTCTAGACTATGTGGGACAAATGAAATCCTATGTGTCCCACATGAGTTATGCCCTTCTCCAAGAAATTACCAAACCTGGGTAACACTGAGAGAATCAGAGTGCCTGCCTCTTGTGTATCCCATGTGTCCCACATACTGCAAGAATATGAACGTCTATGTGGGACACATGGCATGGACTATGTGGGACAAATACAAGAGAAAGTTTTGAAGGGTTTGCAACAGATTCCATAACAAATTAGTGACCTGAGCATGTCATTAAACTGCTTATTATTCTAACCTCATTCTATCACATTCATGTCTAAAACTCAAGTCTTTGATGCACTGGAAACCGCAGAGAATGGCAGTGATATGCTACTCATTCTGGATGCAATTGCTGCACTGTACTGACACTTACTGTGTGCCCCCTGGTTGACACTTAGGGGCACATTGTGATAGACTCAGTATTGTGAATCAGACAGTGTTTCTGAGGGTGGGTGTATGTGCCCCCCTGGGCGTAGCGACCCCCCTACGAAAAACCAATAGGTTCCCTAACCTACAAAAGTATATACCCTTGAGAGTGATAGTGAACCCATATATAATTCAAAAGAAGAATCCATTTTATGACAAAAATATCCCCAGAAAATTTTTACCACATATACTTGAAGGATAGATGTGTTTATAACAATCTAACTAAGAAAGATTTTGAGGAAAGATATCTAGAGATGAAAGCAATGGTTGGTCTGATGAAGACTGATTATGAAGAGGATGACTTATCTTATGAGGTAGTAGAAACCCTAGTATCAACAGAAGAATCTAGTTATTGACATAGCATACATAAACTGTTAAACTGAACTTGTAGTGAATTATCAATCATGGCAAAAGGATTTACTGTAAAGGCAAAGACGCCTGTAAGCAGCAATAAAGAGAATGCCCCAGAGTGGGATATCCAGGCAATCAAAGAACGTATGAAGGGGAAGACCATTGTCTTTTGCCTTCCTGGAAGAGGTGTCTCATATGTTTTTCTAAAGAATTTTGTACAACTGTGCTTTGACATGGTACAGAATGGAATGAGTATTCAGATCAGTCAAGACTACTCATCCATGGTAAACTTTGCACGTTGTAAGTGTTTGGGTGCCAATGTGCTCCGTGGACCTGATCAGATTCCATGGGATGGCAAACTGGAATATGATTATCAATTGTGGATTGATAGTGATATTGTATTCAACACTGAGAAGTTCTGGCAACTGTGTGATTTGGCAAATCCTGCAGATGGTGAGGAGAAGAGCATCACTGCAGGATG